GATTCTACCAATTGGCTCTGTAACTCCTAAGTTTCCTCCAGTATGCCTTGATCTTCTTTGGCATACCATCACTGGTAACTTGAGCATTCAGGAGTCCATAGTCAATCTCAACGCAATCAGTTGGGCGATTGCTGATGTTACACCTCTTCGATAACTCAGGTGAAAAAGTCAATTCGAAGGTTTCACACCACCTTTTTATGGTATTGAGCTCACCAATGTCCATTTTGTTGATCATAGACATTGAAACATATGTGAGTGGCAGATCAATGGGACCTAACTTTTCGTTGTGTGGCGATTTGAAAGCAGAAATCAAATTGTAAGATGAAATGAGATTCACATTCAATCCATGCTTTCCCCCTATGCGCATCAAAAATTTTGCAATGTCCTGATAAATCGGAACACCATCATACAATATGTTATACATTAACCCTAAGGATGCATAATAATGTTGCACCCATCCAGCACGTAAGGCATCTTGATTTATGCAAGTTGTTAAACTGGTCAACAGCTTTTTCAACTTCTGAACGTAAACATACTTACCGGGATAATATTCTAGGAAATTCCCAGAACAAAATTCAACATCCTCAGGATGTTGCCGTATCAGTATTTTCGCGTCAAAACCAAAATACGTGTAGGTGTTAACATATTGTGAGATTCTTGGGATGCTAGCATAAGAGTCGTCGCCTTTCACAACAAATTTATAGGTTTTACACTGGGGATTGTCACAAAATTCAAAACTACAGGAAGGGCAATAATTGGTCACAAGGAAATACTGAGTGGCAATGTAATTCAAAATACCATTGCCTAGTGACGTATCCATGTCACCAGATCCCCGACATTCGTAAAAGTCGAAGTCCACCCCAGTGGTAGTAGTTCCTTTCTTCCTGATCTTATACGCGAATAATACATCAATCAGATCAACCTGATCTGGAAACACTAAACAATATACCATGTATTCCAGACGCAGAGTGAAGAGTCTTTGGGACCCTTCAAATTTTGACATATCATTCTCCATAAACCACTGACCCAACAGTTTTTCGAATTTCATCCCACATTGTACATAGTCGCAAGCGTTTGCTACCTGTTCAAGTTTGAAGAAACCTTTTTCAATTGGTTCAATGATCTGTGCGTATAAGATGTTGAATTTTGGATTCCGGCCCATAATCATGCGGGGGGCCTTTCCTTCTTCAAAATAACGCTCTAATTTGATGAAGGCAGAAATCGAACTGTCTGAGCCCAGTTCGACACCATCACGGAGCAATTCCTTGTAAGCGCGAGCATACCGATTGCGCAGCCTGCCACACTTTGATGCGAGAAATTGCGATGGATCAAACTTGATATCATTAAGCTCGATCTGATCGCGTATCCTTCTAGCAAGATCGCTGGTGATGTGCCTGACAAGCCGCATGTTAAGTTTGTCAGGTCTTGGGTCTGGAGTCTGCTTGAGATAGCGCTTGTGGAGAGATTCGTAGACATTGTGTCCACAGCCTTGCATGACGATTGTTGGATCCATGTCAAGCAAGGCACCACAAGGCCACTCCAAATACTTCGTGCGAGAGCAATCGTCACGGCACTTGTCGTCGAGAGAGCGAACCGAAATGCTTGCACACTTCCATCCGCCAAAATCGCCGCGTTCGCCTGTACGAGTTGACCGTACACGAAAAATTTCATTCTCAGAGACGCAGAAACCAGACTTGCAACTATCGGAGGAGAGATGATAGTTGCAGCTAGGATCAGTTTTCCCACCGGAATACGGCCAGGGGCTATCCAAAAATTCCGTCGTGGGTCATCCTTTTTGAAGAGAGTCTGATCATCTCTCTGATCGCAAGCTCTGGCAACAGTCAATTGGATCTTATTGACTATCTCAGGTTCCAAACAAGCGGACAATTTAATCTTGTTGTCAGTAAGGAACCGATTAGCGAGTTTCTTGCAATGTGCCAATTTTGCCGCCCGATTGAACACACCGTCGATCTTATATTCGGTGTGCAGATGAAGTCGGATGTAACACAACATCTCGGGCCACAGCTCTGTATCTGGTATAACGCTAGGATCAAAACCAGCGTTATGATGATTCACCAGCAGAGAGCTGTCAAAACGTGGCCAAACGAACATCTTACGAACTCGTTCAAACCACTGAAAACGCCAACGCATGAAAAACCCGCCAGTCGTTGGGATGGCTATTGCGTTATCATCAACTGCAACAACCCCTCCATCAACAACATAATGTGTGCACAGAGCGACATCTGAATTTCCGCATTCCATGCAGACCGGTACCTGCCGGGGATCGATGTCGTTCGCCACCGTTGCGACTGTAGCATTGAAACGATCCAATGCTGCCTGGTTTTTGAAACCGCGTTTGACGGCGGTCAAATACCAATCAGTCACCGTGCACTCATTACGAGCTTTCTCTATGAGTTTGGCGTCCCGGGCCTGCCTGGGTTGGGAGTGCCTTTTTGCGTTCCCACTCATTGGAACGTTTTTCTTGGCGGGCTGTGAAGTATTTTGGTTAATTGGCAAACCAGTCTTCGATGACACCATCCCGCCAGTGCCTTTTGATGTTGTGGGGGCTACCACAGTTTGCTGAACTACAGCTTTTGGGGCTGGTTGGACACCAGCTGCGACAACCGGGGCACTACCACTTCGTTTCCTAGGTGGTGCACTCGCCGGTTGTTGTTGTGCGCCTGAGGGCGCTGATGCGCAATTCTGTGACTTCACACTCGAGGCTTGCGCTGCCTGAGTGGTAGTGGTCTGTGAAGACGGTCCGTTGGGGCAACTACTTCCAACCGAACAATGAGAACCCGTCTGTTGTTTCCGTTTTCTTGCAGGACCGGTACCTGGCTGCTTATTAGTCATTTCTGCGATATGATATGAACCAAAGCAAGGATCACGTTTTCTGCCTGCTGACACTTCTTTGTGCCTATCAGCTTCTAACGCAACCCTCCTAAAACGCCACACCAAAGGTGTCGGACTACTCATGTGCACAAAAGGTCAACAAATTAATGTCCAGCCGATTAATCGGGTGTTATATTAAGGGTTTCCCCCCTACCTGTGTCACACTTTGGTCTTAAAGGCGAGTTTCCAAGCATCAAACACACTTGGCTAATATCAACCACATAGCGAGTACGTGGGAGCATTGACTCCAGCGAGTCAATG